GTTCCAGGCTTTGCCGATCGGCTGCTTGCCGTTCAGCTTGACGAACTGCGCTCCTGCTTCTGTCAGCTTCGTGAGCAGGTCTGGGTCACTCACGACGCTCACGAGTTTCGTGGTACGATTGGTCCTTGCCATTGGCACTCTCTCTGCTAGTGGTCACGGCCCGGGAAGTTCGCAGCTTCGCCGGGCCTTTTCATTCCTCGCGGACAACGCGTCCGGGCGACGAGGGAGAACCATTGTGCATGCTACGTGCTTCCACGTAAAGCCAAGCGCTGTGCGCATGACCACTGACCGCTGCGTCGGAGAAGTAGTTGTGGTCTCGCGCGCGTAATCACCCCCATAAAAGTATGGTTGGTATAGCTATTTAAGTAGCTATGACTTTAGGTACCCGGTATACGCGCGAGCGGGTGCGTGTACGTGGCGCGCGAGTGAGCTTATGATCGTGGTCACTGGCCCTGGGAAAGGGTCGCCAAAAGTAAATCTGCTATCGACAGCTATGGCCGGACCACGACCGCACCTCGCCGCCGTCCGACCCAAGGGCCGCAAGCCTGGGTCGAAGAACAAAGTCACCGCGTCGATGAAGGAGGCCTTTCGCGAGGCCTTCGACGAACTCGGCGGCGCCGAGGCTTTGGCGAAGTGGGCGAAGGAAGATCCGAAGACCTTCTATCAGCTCGCGTCCAAGCTCATCCCCGTCCAGCTGCAGGGCGAGGTGAGCGGCGCACTCGAGATCATCCATCGGAGCGAGTGAGCGATGAGCCCTGACTCCGACGTTGCTGCCTACGCGAGGAGCTTGCCTTGGCGAGCGTAGTCATCAGCCTCAAGGCGCGGAGCTACCAGAAGCCGGTCATCGACTTCTTCCGCAACGGCGGCAAGCACGCCTACGAGGTGTGGCACCGCCGCGCAGGCAAGGACCGCGTCGCGACGTTCATCGAGTCGGAGCTGGCGATGAAGCGCGTCGGCCTGTACTGGCACTGCCTGCCCGAGTACAAGCATGCGCGCCGCGTGATCTGGGACAACATCACGAAGGACGGGCAGAAGCTGCTTGACCTGAACTTCCCCGCCGCGATGGTCAAGCGCCGCCACGAGCAGGACATGAAGATCGAGCTGGTCAACGGATCGATCTGGCAACTGGTGGGCTCCGACAACTTCGACGCGCTGGTCGGCGCGAACCCCGTGCATGTGACCTACAGCGAGTTCGCGCTGACGCATCCGAAGTCGCGCGACTTCGTCCGTCCGATCCTGGCGGAGAACGACGGCAGCGAGCTGCTCATCACCACGCCTCGCGGCTACAACCACGCGCACAAGCTGTGGCAGCAGGTGCGGAACGATCCGCGCTGGCACACCTCGATCGTGACGGTCGACGACTCGCGGCTGCTCAGCGACGACGTGCTCAACGCGGAGAAGCGCGAGATGCCGGACGAGCTGTTCCGGCAGGAGTACTTCTGCGACTGGTCAGCGGCCAACGTCGGCTCGGTGTTCGGCAAGTACATGGAAGCGGCGGAGAAGGAAGGCCGCATCGTCAGCGCGCTGCGTCCCGATCCGATGGCAGACCTCGTGGTGTCGAGCGACATCGGGTACCGCGACAAGGCCGCGTTCTGGTGGTGGCGTCCGTGCGTCGGCGGCTTCGAGCTAGTGGACTACGACGAGGCGAGCGGCCTGGACGCGGAGGAGTGGTGCGACCGCTTGAAGACGAAGTCGCCGGCCTCGATGCTGCTGCTGCCGCACGACGCACGCGCCAAGTCCTTCCTCTCGCGCCACTCGACGGTCGAGATCTTCCTGGCCAACGCTCGCTCGCACTTCGGCGAGATCCGCGTCAACCCGGTGCGGAAGAAGACGGACAGCATCAACGCAGGGCGCAAGGTGCTTCGCTCCTGCCGCTTCGACGAGAGCACGACGTCAGTCGGCATCGAGGCGCTCCGCTTCTACCACTACAAGTACCTCGACGATCAGAAGATCTTCAGCGCAGAGCCGGAGCATGACTGGTCGTCGCACGCGGCGGACGCGTTCATGGAAGGCGCTGCGATACTGCAGGACTACGTGAAGCCTGCGAAGAAGCCCGACCCCTACGCGCAGGTGACCGCGCCTCTCACCAACACATTCAAGCTCGACGACCTGTGGGATACCTGCGGGCCGACTGCCGGAGGATCGCGCCGTGTCTGACATCAACCCGAAGAAGGACGACAGCCAGTACAACCCGCGGGAGTCTGCGCAGCGGTGGGAGAAGGAGATCGTCGCTGCGAAGAAGGAGCTGACCAAGTTCCACACCGCGTCGAAGCGCATCATCAACAAGTACCTCGACACGCGGGCAGGGACGGGCGGCAGCGGTGACAGCGACAGCGCGTACAAGCTGAACCTCTTCTGGTCCAACGTGCAGGTCATCAAGGCGTCGCTCTACTCGAAGCCGCCGCGCGTGGACGTGAGCAACACGTTCAAGGACAGCGAGGACGACGTCTCGCGGGTGGCAAGCAACATCCTCCAGCGCATGCTGAACCACGCGATGGAGAAGGACCACTCCGACTTCGACGTGGCCGCGCGCCAGGGCATCGGCGACTACATCCTCGTCGGGCTCGGGCAGATCTGGTACCGCTACGAGGTCGAGACCGAGCAGAAGATGACGGAGCCGGTCATCGATCCGCAGACGGGCGTGACGCTCGCAGAGGCGACGCCCTACGAGGTCATCGCGCACGAGGACTGCCTCACCGACTACGTGTTCTGGGAGGACTTCTTCTGGTCGCCTGCCCGCACGTGGGAGGAGGTGCGCTGGGTTGCGCGCCGCGTGTACATGAACCGCGAGCAGCTCATCAAGCGCTTCGGCGAGAAGATCGGAAAGATCGTGCCCATCACCAAGGGCAAGAAGAACGCCGACAGCACGCAGCCGCAGAACGATCCGTGGGAGAAGGCCGGCGTGTTCGAGGTGTGGGACCGCACCACGAAGAAGGTGTACTGGCACGTACTCGGCATGGACGTGGTGCTCGACGAGCAGGACGACCCGCTCAAGATCGAGGGCTTCTTCCCGTGCCCGCAGCCGCTGGTCTCGAACCTCACGACGTCGAACTTCATGCCTCGCGCCGACTTCCAGCTGGCGCAGGACCAGTACGACCAGATCGACGAGCTGACCACGCGCATCACGTACCTGACGCGAGCGGCGAAGGTGGTCGGCGTGTACGACAAGACCGCGACCGGCGTGGCGAGGATCTTCACGGAGGGGATGGAGAACCAGCTCATCCCCGTCGACAATTGGGCGGCGTTCGCGGAGAAGGGCGGCATCAAGGGCGCGATCGACTGGGTGCCCATCGACCAGGTGGCCGCGACGATCGAGCGCCTGACGATGCAGCGCGACGTGCTCAAGCAGAACCTGTTCGAGGTCATCGGCCTGGGCGACATCATGCGAGGCATGACGAACCCGGACGAGACGCTCGGCGCGCAGCAGCTCAAGGCGCAGTTCGGCGGGTCGCGCCTGCAGTCGAAGCAGATGGAGGTCGGGCAGTGGGTCGCGGCGGGTCAGCGCATCCGCGCGCAGATTATCTGCCAGCACTTCCAGCCGCAGACCATCGTCGAGCGCTCGAACATCATGCACTCCGAGGATGCGTCGCTTGCCGAGCAGGCCATCGCGTTCCTCAAGCAGGACGCCACCAAGCGCTACCGCATCACCGTCGAGTCCGAGACCATGGCGATGGTGGACTGGGCGCAGGAGCGCGACAGCCGCAGCCAGTTCATGCAGGCGGTCGGCTCGTTCGTGCAGAGCGTCACGCCTCTCATCCAGGCGCAACCCGAAGCCGCACCCGTCGTGCTGCAGATGATGAAGTGGGGTCTTGGTGGCTTCCGCGTCGGCAAGGAGATCGAGACCGTGCTCGACCAGGCCATCTCGCAGGCGCAGCAGCCGAAGCAACCGCCGCAGCCGTCGCCGAAGGAACAGGCCGAGGTGAAAGAGAAGGAGGCCAGCGCCAAGCGGCAGGACACGCAGGCCGTGAAGAACCTGGCCGACGCGCGCAAGTCAAGCAGCGACGCGCAGCTGACAGAGACCGAGCAGCAGATGATCGCGCCCGTGCAGCCGATGCAACCGGCGCCCGTTCAACAGATGCCTTTGCCGGGGATGTGACATGGGACGACGCAGCTGGGTGTACATCGATGGCGTCGCGTACGAGCGCGGCGTGGACGAGATCCCCGAGAACCCGCTCGAGACAAAGCCTCACAACCGAGTGATCGGCGACTCGCACTACGACGGGCTGCGCGCGACGGACGGCACCGACATCAGCACGCGCGCCAAGCATCGGGCGTACATGAAGGCGCACAACCTCACCACGATCGACGACTTCAACGTCGATGCGATGATGAAGAAGAAGGCCGACTACTTCACGCAAGGCGGCACGGTGAAGCGGCAGGACATCGAGCGGGCGATCTACCAACTGCAGCAGAAGCGGCGATGAACAGCGAACTCGAGATGCTGAAGGGCATGCTGCGCAGCGGGCGCGACCTCGCCGGCACGGTGGGGTCTGCGCTCATCGCAGAACCGATCGCAGGCATCGGCGGGCTGGCCACGCTCGCGCGCACCGGCGGCGACACGGCCAAGGCAGCTGCGCGCATCGAGGCGTTGCGCGATCGCCTGAGCTACACGCCGACGGACGAGGGATCGCAGCGCACGCTCGAGCTGTTCGCTAAGCCGTTTGTCGCGCTCGACGAGCATGTGATCCAGCCGGCGAGTGATGCGGCCTACGAGGTGGGCGGACCGGTCGCAGGCGCGGCGATGAACACGGCGCTGAACATGGTCGACCCGCTGCGGGGCAAGGGCAAGGCGGCGAAGCGCGGCGGCGCAGTCAAGGTGCCGGACAAGCTGATTGTGCAGAAGCCGGAGAACCTGGACTGGGTGAAGGACTCGCCTGCGCCGCCGCTGTCAGAGGGCAAGGGCGGTGCGGTGCGTGTGCCGAAGGTGAAGCCTCGCGCCCAGCACATCGACATCCGCAGCCGCGGCAAGGATCCTGTCGCGACGCTCAAGCAGATCCAGGAGGAAGGCTTCAAGCCCGGCGCGAACGTGCTGCCTGGGTTCGATTGGCAGAACCCGACGGACGTCATCCAGAAGGGGTACACGCCGAACGAGGGCGACCTTGTGTACTTCCCTCCGAAGAAGGCGCTGGTCAACTCGCCGAACGGTCTGCGCATCAAGGAAGGCTGGAAGCCGAAGGAGGGTGAGTTCACCTTCGTGAAGGCGCAGCACCTGGGACGCAACGATCCTCCGCGCCTCATCGATCTGCTGCGTGAAGAGGAAGCAGGCATCGGCAAGAAGGCCGAGGTGCCGGAGTGGGAGCGGAAGGGATTGCCGCCGCCCAAGGGTTGGTACGACGCGAACAAGGATCCGGTCGCGCTCGAGCAACAGGCGAGGATGGACGCGCTGCGCAAGGAGCAGCCGCACCTGTTCGAGGACCAGCCCGCGCCGGTGTTCGACCACGCCGACGACCCGATGTTTGATCGCGACCCGGACGAAGTGCTGAACCCGCAGCAGCGCGCGCCGCTCGACCAGAAGTTCGGCACTGACACCACCGTGGACTGGGGCGGACCGCCAGAAGGCGGGCTCTTCAACTTCAACGACCCGATGCACTTCGACTACGTGGCGGAGTTCGTCGATCCGGACGGCACGATCCCGCAGGCGCAGCTCGACACGGCGGTGCGGCACGAGATGGCGCGCCTCAACGCGACGGCACCGACGGAGATCGGCGGTCTGGGGCTGGGACCGAACAACACGCCGATGGAGCGGGCCAAGGCGCTCGGCTTCGAGGGCGACATGTACCATGGCTCGCTGTTCAGTGACATCGAGGCCTTCGATCCTTCGAAGGACCGCGGCAGCAACTGGGCAGGCTCGGGCACGTACACCACGACGAACCCCGCCGACGCCAGCACCAACTACGCCAACCCGTTCGGCATCGACATCGCCGAGAAGATGCGCGAAGCGAAGATGTACTTCGAGGAGCGCATGGATCCGGAAGCAACCGGCGAGATGGACATGCCTGACGGCATGACGCCTGACGAGTACGGCCAGGTGGCCAACGCGCTCGACGCGCAGTCCAACGCCGGCTACAACCAGCTGGCGAACCGCGACATGTTCGGCGCATCGCCCGAGGCAACGGAGAAGATGGTCAAGGCCATGGGCCTGGGCAACTCGCTGGGCACCGTGTACCCGCTAATGCTGCGCAAGGGCAAGGAGCTCAATGCGGCCAAGGCGGCGGAGCACGTGCCGATCGAGGACATCCACACGTACATGCAGGACATGATCCAGCAGCGCGCGTGGATCGGCGACGACACGCCGCTTGCGATCTATCGCGACCAGCCCGGCGCCGTGCCCGACAGCGTGGCGCGCGAACTGTTCAACAAGATGGAGATCAACCCACGTGATCTCATCCGCGACTTCGACCTGCCCAACGACTTCAACACGTTCACGCACCGCCCGAAGTTCGGGTTCCCGCACGAGCAGTCGGCGGACCTGCACACCATCGCTCGCGACCCGAAGCAGGTAAGATCCAGGTTCGCGGCATTCGATCCGGGCCAGCGCGAGTCGCCCAACATCCTGGCGCTGCAAGGCCTGGACCCTCGCGAGATACTGAAACGAAAGCTGCGGGAAACCGCTCTCAACGCTGCGGTCAATGCCGGCAGCGAACAACAAGGAGAATGAATCATGCCTGATTTGCGCGAAGCACTCGAGTCCGCGATGGACACCGCGGACACCACCATTCCGGCGACGACCGAAGCGACTGACACACCAGCCGCTCCTGTTACGGAGGCGGCTCCACCCGTAGCCACCACGCCGACGTCGTCGCCGGAACCCGAGGTGCGCGACTCGCTGGGCAGGTTCGTTCCGAAGGTGAAGACTGATGGCGACAAAGGCAAAGCGGAAGTACAGCCTGCTCCGGGTAGTGCCCCGACCCAAGGAGCGCAACCTGCTCCGGTTGTGGGCGCAGGCGTGGAGCAAGTGGAGAAAGCGCCGGCAAGCTGGACGGTAACCGCCAAGCAGCATTGGGCGACGCTGCCTCCGGAGGTGCGGCAGGAAGTGCAGCGCCGTGAGCTCGAGACGACGCAGGTGCTGCATCAGTCGAAGCAGGCGCGCGAGTTCGCCAACCGCTTCATGCAGACGATCTCGCCGTACCAGCACGCCATCCAGGCCGAGACAGGCGGTGACCCGATCGCGGCGGTGCGAGGGTTGATGGACGTGGCGACGAAGCTGCGCTTCGGCACACCCCAGGAGAAAGCGGCGACGGTCGCGCAGATCGTCAACTCCTACGCTGTCGACATCGCCACGCTTGACGGCGCGCTGGCCGGCGTGATGCCGCAGCAGCCGCAGGGCTTCGACCCGAACGTCGTGCAGCAGGCGGTTCAGCAGCAGCTGGCGCCACTGTTCCAGCAGGCGCAGGCGCGTCGGGCGCAGATGGAACAGCAGATGACTGGCCAGGTGCAGACCGAGCTGCAGAAGTTCGCGTCCGATCCTGCGCACGAGTTCTTCGACGACGTCCGGGACCTGATGGCGGACGTCATCGAGATCAACGAAAAAAGGGGTGTACAAGTTTCGTTGGATGAGGCATATAATCATGCCATTCGCCTGCATCCGGAAGTCGCCAAGATTGTCGACGCCCGGAGCAAGGTGACGTCGGTGCAGTCCTTGAACAGCGCAGCCCAGCGGGCGAAAGCCGCAGCTGTCAGCGTCAAGGGCTCGGCACCGGTAGGAAGCCCGGACCCGGCCGAACCGACCTCAGTGCGCGATGCGATTGAGGCGGCCATCGAGTCGCACAGCCGGGTATGAGTTCACTGCGAACCTTCGTGGCCATCGCTCGAACTCCGGCAGCAAGCGGCGTCAGCACTGTCAGTAGTCGGCCATCCGTACGGAACCGAACGAACCCAGGCGGGCACGAGGTAGTCCACTCAACCACTTCTATCGGAGGATAGGCCATGGCCTTCCCAAACGTCAGTGACATCGTTGCGACGACCATCCAGTCGCGCACCAAGCAAATCGCGGATAACGTTACCAAGAACAACGCGCTGCTCAAAAAGCTCGAGACGCGCGGCAACCGCAAGCCGTTCAGCGGCGGCAACGTGATCTATCAGGAACTCTCCTTCGCGCAGAACGCGAACGGCGGATGGTACTCGGGCTACGACCTGCTGCCCGTCGCCGCGTCGGACGTCATCAGCGCCGCGGAGTTCACCATCAAGCAGCTCGCCTGTCCGGTCACGATGTCCGGTCTCGAGGGTCTGCAGAACGCGGGCAAAGAGCAGATGATCGACCTGCTCGAGTCGCGCATCGGCGTTGCCGAAGCGACGATGGCCAACCTGCAAGCGGCCGGCGTGTACGCCGACGGCACGGGTTCGGGCGGCAAGGAGATGACCGGCTTGAACGCGGCCGTCCCCGTCGACCCGAGCACCGGCATCTACGGCGGCATCAACCGCGCGACCTGGGCGTTCTGGCAATCGAAGTACAGCCAGCCCGGCGCCGCTCTCGCGTCGTCCACCATCCAAGGCGCGATGACCGCCCTGTGGGGGCAGCTGGTTCGA